ATCGTCATTGTCTTTAAGAGTTATATAATCTTCAAAAGCACTGACAGGAGATAAGAAAGGGAGAGATGCTTGCACAGCTTCGTAACATCTTGGATTCTCAAGTTCATATTCAAAGTCTTTTTTATAAACATATCCGTATTTTACAAGATCAAAAGCCGCGCTTTCGGTATTTCTTCCGCTGTCAGACCAGTTGTTTCGCCCGTACAGATAGCCAACAGATACGTCTCTGTGCTCAATGCCGAGCCATGTATGCTCGTAGCTCTCGCATATCGCCGCGCACGCCTGCGCCGTGCAGTTGTTCGCCTTCTGCGTTTCGGTAGGCGGTCGCCAAAGCTCTATTTTTTCGGCCTCTCCGGCCGGTTTGACGCTCATTTCTCATCACCTCAAAGCAAGCTATCGATATACAGTTTGGTGTCTGCGCAGTAAGTGACCGCGATATCTCCTGTGTCGGCTGCTATGCTGTTTGAGCCGAGGGCGGTGCTGATTTCCTGCGGCGTAATGCTTGTTTCCGCATGATGGTCTGACCGCACCTCAAAGCACAGCTCGGCCTCGCCCATTGCCGCAAGCCAATCGGCGACCGTCGCATACCGATTGTCGCGGATTTTCATTGCCGTCGACCCGCCGTTGAGGTTGACAACGAGGTCGTCGGCGCTGGCCGCAAAGTCGGCCGAGGATAAGGTGGTCGCTTGTACCTTGTAGCTATCGCACAGGCAGGCGACGTAGTTGTTGCCGTACTGCCTGTAAAAAGGCGGCGTGTTGGTCGATTGAAAAAACGGATATGTGCCAGACGTGTTCAAAAACCAGCCGAGGTCCTTGATTTTCCACTTCGCCCATTTGCTTACCACGCGCCCATTTTTTACGTCAACCTCACCGCCGTAGACCGTCCCTGCTTCGTCCTGCCATGGTACAGCAACGACGTCCCCGTTGACTGTGATGTTGGCGCCCGTCCAACCGATTATAGGCCGCACGTTGGTGGGCGAGGGGTCGCCGCTGCCTGATTGCGTGGGCAATATCTGCGCTACGACGGACGGCATGGGGATATTTTCCGCGCCGTCGGCAAAAGTAACGGTAGGCCCCGAAACGGTTTTTTTCACAAATGCGGCATTGAGATTTGCCATGCTTGATTTAAGGACGGCCGCAACGCCGCCGCTCTCGACGAGGTTTTGACTGTCAATGGTCGGCGCTGCATCAACCTCTTTTTTGCTTATAGAATTTTCTCCGTCAGACTGTACGACGCCATCCACCGCTCCTGTGCCTTCTGCGACGCCGAGCAGGGCGTCGATTTCCATCGCAGTATAGTTCAAGTTCGCCATTTTACAAGCCCCCTTAGCTTAATTCGTAATAGATGATTGCCGCGCCGGTTGCGCCGGCAACTCCCGTGCTGCCGTCCCGAGGTCGGACAACGATGTTCCCGTTTTCGTCGCGTATGCCCCGCCGCCCGCCGTCGCCGCCGGCGCCGCCATCACCTGTTCCGGCGACAGGCTGCGCAACACCCGAGCGGGCGAACACGTCACCAGTGGCAAGGTCAGTCAATCCATAAGGATAGACGATGCCGTCTGTGCTCGAATATGCTCCGAAAGTCGAGGCCGCTCCGATTGTTATAATATAGGACTGACCGGGGTTGAGGCCTATTGTACCAACCCAAACGAGGCCGCCGAGACCAGGGGAGCCATCTGCGCCGGGACCGTTATAGGTGCCTCGGGCGCCCGTACCGCCGTTACTGCCTTTACCAACGAGTATCAGCCGTGCGGAGGTCACTCCAGCCGGGCACAGCCATATTGTGTCGGCGGTAAATATCTCTCGCTGGGTCCACAAAAAAGAACCGTCAGCCTGAAGCAGTGTCGACTTGCAGTTTTTGAGTACGCCATCAGAAAAGCTGAACGCCTGCGTTATCCTGCGCGCAGCAGTTGCGGTCGACTCGTCGAGCTGTACGGTATCGACGTCGCCAATCTCGCTTGACGGATTGCCGCGTCCTGTGATTTCGATGCGGTTTCCGCCGAAGGTCGAAAGGATCAACCGAGCAGCGGCGTCAGCCTGCGCTTGCGTGTGGAGAAAAGGGTTTTTAACATTCACAGTACGCCCTGCAGCTGTACTTGTGCCCGCGTAGGTATATGTAATGTTGGCCGACGTTGTGATGGATACGAACGCGACATCGTCGTTTGCAGCAATAACAGGATAGCTCGCAAGATTGTCGAGCGTGACGTTATCGCCGCCGTTTTTAAGCTGCTCGACAGTAAGACGGCCCGTTTCGCTTGCTGCCCGCGCCCATGCGCCCGCCGCCATACATATCCACGAAAGTACCTGCCCGCACGTTACACCCGCAAGTGCCGACGCCGCGGCAGTGCAGTTTTCGGAGGCTATTGTGGGGTCAACTGTATAACGGCCCGTGAAGTTTATGCCAAGCTGTGCAACCAACGCAGCAATCCAGCCTTCGACGTCTGTGGGCAGCGGGGAGGGTACGACGAACGAACGATCGACCAAAAGGCCGATGATGTCGACGAGCTCCCATTTTATGGTAATGCCGTTATCTCCGGTCCGCCAACCGTTGGCGGCCTGGTAAAATACACCGCCGGGTGCGTATTCGATTTGTGAACCAGGGAGCACTGCGCCGATAGACAGCGACATTCCCAGCCGCTCCTCGATGGACTTAAACAGTCCGGAGGGTGAACGCGGCTCAAAACGGCGGTCCTGGTTGTCAAGCGTGACCGATGCCGTATTATAGGGCATCGAAAGCCCGTTCCATGCGCCTTGCTGCTGAACATCGAGCCCGGCGAGCTCGTCACCGCTCCAAACCTCATGTGTGCCGGCTATGATTTCCGTAAGCCGGCAGCGGCGCCCGGGCTGACTCCATGCCGTGACGGTTACCGCAATTCCATCCGGGTTGTGCACAGTAAAGCCGGTCAGCGTCACATTGCCGGCATCGTTTGCAGTAAAGTTCTCTGAGTATACAGATGTCCCGCCCGAGAGGATATCAACCGTAAAATCATACGGCCAGCCATTATAAACGGTTTTTGCAAAATAAATGGTACACGCCTGTAAAATGCTGACCCCCGAAAAATCCAGCTCAACAGTATAATTACCGCCGCCATCAGCAGCGAACAGTCCTCGTGTCTCTGCTCCGACCTGTGTGTCGGCAGAGGGCGCAACGTCAAACGTGCCATTGAGCAGCCACCGTCCGCGCTCGCAGGTGGCATAAGGCGTGCCGGGCTGAAAGACTCCGTCGTGGAGCTGAGCGGGAACGCTGTAAAGAGTGAGCTCGCTGCCGACAATGCTGCCGTAAACGATGTCGGGGTCTACTATATCGACAACAAGTCGAGGAACCATTTGGCGAGCATCAGCTACAACGGCGGCCCGATATGCTTGGGATGTGTTAAGCATGTGGGCGCACCTCCCGCAGGACGAAGGAGAGACCGGTCCAATACGGTGTTCCTCCGCGGGAAAAGACGTATGAAGGAGTAGTGATTGACTCAACGAGGAAGGTTGAGACCTGCAGCTCCGTGCCGTTGTCCGGCAAGAATGCAGCATCGAACTGTGTACCGCTCAGCAGAACCGCAGATAATGAACTCCAAAAGTCAATCGTAAAGTACCAACCTTCGTAATTCGCGGACGGACGCCACACCTTTCCGCCGCGCAGCTCTGAGACCATACGTCCGCTTATCATTACAATCTGCTCAGAGAGCGGCGTCTCGGGGCAGGCGTATGCTCCGCCTTTAATTTCCGGCAAGGTCAGCCCGTCTATAATTAACTGTGTCATGCTATATGCCTCCCTTATGAGGGATTGAGAATAGGGGTGCCGTTGGCGTTCGCTATGTTGATAAGGCCCGGCAGCATTACCCGCGCAACCTGCGCGAGAGTGCCGTCGTTCAGTCTAAACTCTATTGTGAGCGGCGTGCCCGACACGCTGCGCAGGCCGTTGATAATCCCCGCTGCCGTGTCCTGCCCGACGTTCGTCGCCGGCGCCGCCATGCTAAGACGACGGTTGATATCGATGACGCCCGCCTGCAGATCGCCGTTAAGCGAGCCGGAAACGATTCCGGCTACGTCGTTGACTGCTGATGCTACAAGCCCGCTGTTATTGCGTATACCCTCGGCATACTCGCTCATCATATCAGCCGGATAGCTCAAAAAGTCGGCCAGCGGACCGCGCTTAGGCACGGAAAACCCTATGAAATCACGGATAATTTGAGCGGCATTCTCGACCGTGCGCGAAAGCGCAGAAAAGCCGGACTTGATGCCGTTTATGAAATTATCTATGAGGTCTTTGCCCCATGTCAGCGCAGAGTCTATATTCTTTTGGATGCCGGCGCCGATGGTGTCAACAACCGACTCTCCCCATTCGTTGAGCTTTGTGTAGCCGCTGACGAGCGCCGTGACGATGACCTCAAGGAGCTTGAGCGCCGCCTCATCGAGCGCCGGAGCTTCAGCCTCGAGCCCGCGAAAGAGAGTGTCGACAGCTTGCCATGCCGCTTTATACAGCTTCGGGATTTCCTCAATGAGAGCAGTCAAAAGGTTTTCGATTATTACCGGTGCTGCCTCAAGCAGGCGCGGCAGCGAAGCAATGAGGCCTTCAACAAGAGCGATAACGATTGCGATACAGGCGTCAATAAGCGTTGACAGAGTATCGGGGGCGGTTAGACCATCGAGGAGTGTTGAGATGATTTCAACGGCTGTCGGATAAACCTCTTTTGCGTTTTCAGAGAGCCCGCTGAGAAGCGTCTTGACCATTTCAATCGCCGCCGTAAACAGTGACGGGGCGGCAGCGATAAGTCCATCCAAAAGACCGCCGACAAGAGCAATGCCACCCTCAATCAACGAAGGCAAAACAGTGCCCACGAGCGGCGGTATGGCCTCGGCTATAATAGGTGCTGCTTGCGCTACGAAATTACCAATACCTGCAGCTGCCTGTGCCATGCGAGGTATCATATTGTCGAGGTAAGCCATGGCACTTTGTGCAAAATCACCAATGAGTTTTTCGGTGTCGGCGTTTTCGTCTGCGAGGCCTGTTAATACATTTTGCCATGCAGCGCCGGCAGCGGCGGCGGATCCGGAAATTGTTTCGCTCGCCTCTTTTGCGGTTGTGCCGGTTATGCCAAGTTCTGTCTGTATGACATGGACCGCATTGTAGACGTCGCTCAGGCTGTCTATGCTGTACTCTACCCCCGAGAGCTCAGAGGCGTCAGCAAGCAGCCTTTCCATTTCGGTTTTCGTACCGCCATAGCCGAGTTTTAAGTTGTCAAGCATGGTATAATTCTGCTTCGCAAAGCCCTGATACGCGTTTTGGATAGATTCGATGTTCGAACCCATTTTATTAGCGTTGTCGGACATATCGGCAATCGCCATATCTGCGATCGACGCAGCCTCTTTTGTATCGCCGTTCAGGCTTTGCAGCAGAGACGCAGAGAACCCGGTCACGGTCTCCATATATTTATTAGCCGACATCCCTGCCGTTTGATATGCCTGTGAGGCGTATTTTTGGACTATATCGGCGCTGTCTCCGAATAAAGTTTCCACGCCGCCAGCAAGCTGTTCATACGCGGCATACTCAACGAGCGAATCGTTAAATACCTTACCGACCGCGGCGGTGGAAGCTGCCACGGCGGCGCTGCCGGCTGTGACGGCGGTGCTCAATGCAGATGAAAAAAAACCGCCGGCGGTTTTTCCGGCGGTTTTTCCTGCTGTTGCAGCTTCTTTATCCATCAAAGCTGTCAAGTTGTTTGTTATGCCTTCAGCTGAAGGAATAATCTGCACATAGGCCTTTGCTATTTCAGTCGGCATTATCGCGCCTCCTTATGAGTTCAGCTCTCGCCGCAAGGAAAGCTTCTGGGCTGTCGTATGCTGTAACGGCCCCGCTGCCGTCGCTTTTTTCCTTGCCCGTCAAGATACCTACCACCGAACGCGGTTGGTTGATACCCGCGCGGGCGTCCTGTGTACCGTGATAGACAAGGATATTAAGGGCGTCAAGGATTGCGGCAAGCAACAGCCTGTTTGTCGAGACCTTTACATCCCTCATGTGCATCTTAATACGAGCATCGTCCGGTAGGCCTGCCGCTAATGTTGCACACAGTACCGGCGGGAGGGATTTCAGATCGAACACATGATAGGTCTGCGCCATGTCGCAGAGCAGCGCGTCGCGATCCGTCGCCAGCATGGCGGCGAGAGCAATTAGTTTTTTGTTTCCGGCTCCTCTCTCATCGCGAGGATGATCTCATTAACCTCCTCGAGCACACGGTCTGTCGGGACCGTACCATCTGCAAGACGCACATGCGCGAACAGGGCGGTCTTGCCGTCCTTTCCAAGCAGAAGATTGACAAGCTCGACCTGCCCGCGCAGTTTGTCGGAGGCGTTCTCGCTTTTGAGCGCGGCAAGAGTCTCCACAAAGCGGAAATCATTTTTTATACCATCGTTAGCTTTAAACTCGAAGCCGGTTGATGTTTTTCCGGTTATCATCGTTCGCTTCTCCTTTTTTGGATTTACGCACCTGCGACTATGCGACTATATATTCATGGTGGGTGTCGCCGGAGCTATCGGGGTATGCTGTCAGCGTTATCGGGTAACCGATAATCTCGTTGTCGCGATAGACCACGTCTCCGCGAACGGTTACCGCCGCATTGGGCAGTACCACGCGCTTGAGCACATTGTCGCGCAGCACCATGTCGATTACCCACGCGAAGTTCTCAGGGTCATCGTCATTGACGTCAATCGTGATTCCGGTCGAGAGCGCGCCGGTGACATTGTTATCGCCGTAGAAAGCCTTGAGTACCTCCGTGTTGAGGGCTTCAATCGCAAGGAATTTAAACGTATCGGCGCTGTCGCTGTGTGTAGTATATACCGTTTCCCCGCCCCATGCCTTGATGTTGGATGCGGAGCCGCCGCTGGAATTTGTCACGCCGTCGGCCGAGATAAAGCCGAGATTTTTGAATGCTGCATCAAGCGCGGTTGATGCGTCGGTCGGCAGCAGCAGTGTGTTGGTAATAGGGGCGCGGTAAATCGCGCCGCCCACTTTGGGCTTTCCGACGGAAACATTGGCAACGGAATTCATGTGTCTTCATCCTCCTTTTCGTAGTAGACTATGTCAAAAACAGATTGATACCGATACCTTTTTGAGGCGGTGTCGGTGAAATTGTAGGAACTGTTGAGATCAACTCGGCAGACGCGCGGCTGTGTTATCATATCGAGCATTTCAGAGATCACGTTGTCGTTGAGCTGCGCCGCCCGCAGCAGTGTAGACGCATAAGACTGCACTGCTACCGTCGCATTGCGGATATGATTAGTCTCGCCCCCGCCGGTCCGTTCAACTACTATGAAAGCCGCCGGGATGTTCTGTGCGGGTATCTCCATAAGCGCAGGGACGTCCGCGCTGTCGAGATAGGCCCTTACGTCAAACTCGATCATCCGAGGGCCTTCAGCAGAGTGTTGTTTTTGAGGTTGTCCCGATATGCGGCGGCAGTCTCGGCCTGTACCTCGGCATTGACACGGTTTCGCCCGTGGAACACGTTGACGCCGTATCCCTCGCCGGCGCGCATCGCGACGCCGTCTGCAACCTTTTCACAGACGGCGAGGATTTCGTTGGAGAGCAGCAGCTCGCGCACGCCCGCACGGTTGAGCTCTATTCTGACGTTACCCATACCTCTCGACCCTCCATTTCGTATTCCATACAAGGGGGATATTAGGCGCTATGTATGTTTTCGGGTAGCCATACACGCGCCAGGATGTCCCAAAAAAATCCACACGGCTGTCTTCCCAGCGGTGAGTGTCACCTTTAGGCAGACAAAGCTCGTAGACGCCTTTTTTGCCGTAGAGCTGGATGTCGGATACGATGTCTTCCGTCGATATCGGTGTGACAAGTACATTCTTGACCTCAACGGGAGTCTCCGCGTAGAGTGTGGCGCCTGCGTCGTCCGTACCGGTTTCCGTCCGTTCGTAGAGTACAACCGTAATCCCCTTTATCATGATTTGATCATCCCCTCGTACGGATTGGACATCCCGATAGCGTTGGATATGCCGAGCAGCTGCTTGTCGACACGATTGAAATACAGCTCGCCGATCGTACCGCCGGACATCGACCAACTCTGTGAGTAACCGCCCGCTGCCATGCTCCCCTGCGTCGCGCCTATCGGGGCAGATACGCCGAGCGAGCCGTCACCAAGCGCACGGCGTACCATGCGGCAGGATACGACGCACTTCGCCTCAGGGCTCGCGTTCGGCGCGGCGCTGTCGATGAGGACAGCCGCCTCATATAAGAGCTGCTGACACACAGTGGTCTCATTCGGCGTCTCGAGTGAATATAACGGATTGCCCTCGCTGTCATAAAGAGGCTCGCTTTCCGAGCTGTACAGCCGTTCGGGGTTTGTGTCGAGCGGTCGAAAGCCTGCTTCGACCTGCTCGACGGTAGCGTATGCTGCCATGACGCTCACCTCGCTTTCACGGTCTTTTTCGCCGGCTTCTTCGCCGGGGCCGGCTCATCCTCCGCCTTTATAAGCGGGTGGGCCGGTTTGGGAGGCGGCGCGAGGATGTGGCCCTTGGCCAGGTACTCCTCGACGCGAGACTCATGTACCCACATAGGGCCGCCGGTAAGGCGGTTGATGAGCTTTATCATGCTTACGCCTCCGGTACGGCGCCGGTCAGCAGGTTGAAGCAATAGGCGTCGGCCACAAAGCCAACCTCGATTTCGGCGCGCACGGCGAACATGTTGCGCTCCCACAGGTTGACCGTGTTGGTACCTATGGTGAGGGTAGCGCTGTCGCTAATGCTGATCTGCACGTCGTCCTCGACCACGCCATACATTGCCTGCGTCCAGTCGCCGGCGATACCCACGATCGCGGGAGTTCCCGCCTCGGTGCCGACGCCGGCAGCGCCGGCCTTGTATACGCCGCGGCCGCGCTCAACGCGGGCGCCGAGAATGGGGGAAACGTTGCTATCACCGACGCTGCCGTTGAAGATAGGACGGCCGGTAGTGTCTACGGCGCCCAGAAGTATACCCTCGGCAGCGGGAGATATTGCGATTCCGTTCAGAGCGCCGCCGTTGTCGGCGATGTCTGAATAGGCGGCAACAAGGCCCTTGTACGCAGTGTGACTGCCCGAAGCGATAAGGCTTTGCGCGGTGCAGCTGCCGAGAACGTCAAAACCGGTGCCAGGCGCAGAGGTGCCAACTACGGTCTGATCGAACTTGAGACCAAGCGCGCCGGGAAGGCGCTCGACAATGGCGTCATAGAGAGCCGCAAGGTCGCGTCTGAACTGATTCGAGAAAGGCACGATTACCGCAAGGGTATAGCCGTGCATTACCTTCTGGGTGAGGGTGGGATTTGCAACGGGCTTCTGATTGGTTTCGTCAACCCAGTTTGCCGCGGGGTCGCCGCTGATGACGGGGATGGTAAGACCGCGCCCGGGGAGTGCTATTCTGCGCGCGAGACGCATGATAGCGCTGGAGTTCTGGGTTTTCTGCATGATTTCCCTGCTGACGTCAGTCGGCAGAGTGATGTCGGTTCTGTTAGTGGATATTCCGCTCATTTTTGTGCCTCCTTAAAATTTTGATTCGGCCCACGTCTTGAACTGATCCCTTGTGGTTGTTCCGGCCGCGGGCGGTGTTTCGCCGCCGTCTTTGAGATTCGGGTATCCCGAAGGCTTCGCAAACGCGAGAATGGCGTCGGCCTGTGCTTTGCAGACCTCTTCGGTGTCCCCTGTCAGTAACTCGGGCGGCAGGTTTTTTTCTTTTGCAACGGCAAACCGCATATCACGGACCTGGTTGCTCGTCTTGAGGTCGGCCAGCTCTTTTTCCAGCGCGGCAGCCCTGTCGGTCGCTTTTTTGTGCTCTTCCGCAGAGATAGCCGTTTCGGCCGTCTTTTTCGCGGCAGCAAGCGCGGCGTTGGCCGCGTCCAGCTGTTTTTTTACGTCATCAACGCCGGATTTGGCCGCATTGATGTCGGCGCCGTTCAGGTCCATTATTTTCTTGATCTGCTCATCGGTTGCGCCTGAAAAGATTTCTATGATTTCGCTGCGTTTCATTTTGCCTCCGTTCTCGGCTACGCTTTGATGACGCGGGTTGCTTCCGCTTGCCTTGGTAGTTTTACGACATCCCGGTCAATTTTTATCGATTTCAGCGCCTCAGCGCGTCTATCCGTTTTTTCAACTCGTCTAACAAGGAATCATCCTCCCAATAGACGGCGCGCGATAAAAAACCACGGTAGCGATTCACAGTGCTGCCTCCGACAAGCCAGTCGACGTGATCGACAAGGCAGGGCGTGAGATTGAGCACGGTGTCCCCTCCGTGGTGTGTTTCCATAAATTCGCGGAAAAAGAAATCGTCGCCGGAGCCTCCGGCATATAGGGTGTCTGCGATACTCTGGGCGTCGGCCTTCCACCGGCCGGAAAAGAACCATTCGGCGCACTCCCGCGCGTACTGATTCGGGATGTATATGCATGGGAACGAATACCACATATCCGCCATATAGGCCTCGCCGCGGATGTTGCAGTTCGGCCCGGCGACCTCATTTACAAAGCCGCAGACGATTTTCTCACCGCACATCTGCGAGGCCCGCTCCACAAAATCGCGGCTGAGCAGGATGTCATCCTGCAGGTGCCATGTTCCACCGTCGCCCTCACAGTTTTTGAAAGCGTCCATACATGCCGTCAAATTTCCCCGTCCTGCGTCGTCTTGCCAAACGGTTATATCGTCCGCTCCCTGACTCTTAAGCTCGGGGATGATATAACCGTTTACATACCACATCCGTACAGGACAGGCGTGTATCATTATCCTCACGCTGATCCTCCCCTCTTGTGGTAATAGCAGTAAGAGTGTCCGGGGTCTATAAGCACATCAAGGTCCGGATACCGTTCTGCAAACAATTCTGCCGTCAGGTCGTCCTGTATGTGTATTTCAAACTCATTGCCGTACTCGGTGCCTTGAGGATATAGAAATGGCACCGCAACAATCATGTCGCGGCACCGGGGCATTGCATATTGCAGTACGGCTTGTGCCTGCCCTACTGCGAGATGCTCTATTATGTCTCCAAAAATGACGAGGTCATACCAATCAAACTTATAATCGCGTATATCGGCATGGTAGGCTTTACGGTACTGCGTCAGCTCCGGCAGGTGGCCGGCAAAAACCTCAACTGCATCCATCTTGGTATAGTCCGGCAGCAGGCGCCGCCATTTCCCGTCGCCGGCGCCCACGTCCAGGATGGTGGAGCCGGGGAGAAACTTGGAGCGAATCCAGGCGCAGACTTCCTGCTTTCCATAGTCGTAAGATCCCATCAGACATCGATCTCCTCCGCTGCGGAGCTGTTCAGCTCCTTCCGCTTCTCATAGGCGTCGCGCTTCTGCTCGTTGATCTCTTCCTTGTTCTCAGCGTAGGCCTGCCGGCGCATGGAATTTATTTTTTCCTCTGGGGTGTTGCCCTCCGCGCCGTCATACATTTCCCGGTATTTATCCGGATCGTAGCCGCGCACGTTCGTGCTGCTGTTAAAGCGAACTGCATACGTGCAATCACAGTTGGCGTGTATATGCTCAGCGTGCCCGTTTTTAATGGCGTC